GAGCAAGCTCTTCGTTTCGTCTCTCAAGCGCACTAATCTTGTGTTTAGCAGAAGCTTCACGTTGTTTTGCTAACTCTTTTTTGAGTCTGCGTTCTTCACGACGTGCTTCACGAATTTTTTCACGTTCATCATCAGATTCTTCTTCCTGATGTTCACTTTCTTCTTCATGATCTTCATCTTCTTGCTCGGCTGACGCTTCTACTTCGCCACCTTCTTTTAGTTCTTCTTTTGGGGCTTCATCTTCAAAGTCATCTTGAAGATCTTCCACTTTGGCTAGAACTGAGCCATCTTCTTGTTCCTTAATTGGAACGTCTTTTTCTTTATCTGCCATGTTATACTTTCTTCAAAGTTAATTAATCTACAAACGCTTTCATTTTCTGCGCATATTCAAAATTCTTAATGCGAGAAATAATTTCACGAGCCTGTAATGTAATAAACACTACCGGAGCACCTTCATCACCTGCGTCAACTACAAAGCGATCACCACCATATTTGATAGTTCTCACTAAGTCGCCTTCTTTACACCATGGGCCTTCAGGCCATGATTCAAGTGTAAATGGATCCTTGTATGCCAAAGGTCCAACTTGGATAACTTTAGCTACAGTTTCGTTAAACTTAATCGTTTGTCTTGTTTCGTCTACCAAAATAATACCACCCTTGCTTGTTACCTTTTCTCTTCTTAATTGAACGAGTACTCGGTCACCTGCAACTTCAATACCTGGGTCTATTACTGGAAAACATTCTATTTCAGAGCGTAAATCTGGCTCTGACTTTGCTACAACGTCAAATGCTGCCATTCGGCAAACCTCCTTAAACTTTACAGTTTAGTTGTTAGTGTCTTCGTCATCTTCAGACATGATATTATCAAGCAGATTTAACGCCGCTTGTAAACCTTGATGGTTACCAACAAGACGTTGGTAACTTTCAATGTTAATAGCATGTCCTGCGGTTAACGATTCCGCAATTTTTGTTTGCTCAGTCTTTATCTGACCGATTAATTCAGTTATGATATCTTTCATGCGATTACTAATGCATGACTTTGAGGCAATCCGCCCCAAATACTAATAAAAGTTGCCGCCGCCGATTTCGTTAAGATTTTTATCTGGACCGATTTTTTCGCCTTTAGCTAATTTAGCTTGTTTAGCGCCAATTTTCCAGTTATTGTCTCTGTGTGAACCAGATGGGCCTTCTTCTACTTTTTGATCAGGACCGCCAGCGTAGCCAGGTGTGCCTGTCATCTTGTATGCTTTTCTAAAGCCTAATTCTTTTTCTAATGCCATGATTATTCCTCAGTGGATGGTTGTTGATCTTGTTGTTGCATTTGTTGCTGTGCAGAAAGCTGTTGGTTTTGTTGTTGATTTTGAGCTTCTAAATCAAATTTTTGTTTAGCCAAGTCAACGATGTGTTGCTTTCTTTGTTGATCCGCCTGTGCGGCTTGTTGTGCAGCTTGTTGGTCTTGTTGCGCCAATTGAGTAAATGCTTGCTGCCTTATTTCTAAGCCATGTTGACGAATATCTGATCTAGCTTCTTGAGATGCCTCTAAAGCTGTTAAATCTTGCTCATGTTGCATTGCCATTTGATCTGATGTTAAACCAGCACGTGCGGTAATTTCTGCAATTCTCTCACGTGATGAATTATTAAGATCAGCCATTGCAATATTTGTAGCATTTCTTTGTGAATCGACCGTAGACTGAGTAGAATACTTAGTTTGTAAGTCTGCCATTTTTTGTTGAAGCTCTGCCACTTTGATTTGATAATCTTGTTGGGTTTTTTGAAGTTCAAATTGTAAGCGTGATTGAGATTCTGCCGCTTTACGTTGTGTTTCTGCCATTTGAGTTTTAAGTAATACTTGAGCAGTTGGGTCAGCTTCAGCAGCTTGTTGCTGTTGAGATTGATGCATTTGTGAAACTTTTTGAGCTAATTGACTAATTTGTTGATTATATTGTTGCATAACCATTTGTGTGTCTTGATCAACTAATTGTGATGCAATTGCAAGCGCTTGTTGTGCTTCAACATCAAGTGGTTTCTCTTCATGTAAGTCAAATGCATCTTTTCCACCTGCTGCTTGAGCCACATAAGCACGCATAGATTGTAAATAGTGCAATGTTAAGTGTTGTTTTAGATGATCTAGTGCTAATGGAGAGAATGCTGGTCCAATAACAGGGCTTGCACCATAAGATGGATTGTTTGCGTACTCTAAATGCACTTTAATATGAGAAATATGATCTTGATCAGGATATGCCGCCGCTGGACGACCCATTGTCATAGCTACGTTTTCTAACGCAGGATTAGATTCTGATGCACCTTGTGGGTTTGGTAAGATTTCATCAATACTTGGTACTTTTAATTGTTTTAATACACGACGATACATGGCACGAATATCAAACATGCCTGGAGGTGCTGACTTCGCCATCTCTAAAATAGCTTGGTTTTGTGCTAATCTTTGCGTTTCCGAAAAGATGTTAGGATCAGAAACAGGACGTACATCGTTATTGTAAGCAAAGTCCCTAACTTCAATCTCTTCTCCTGATTCATTATCCATCTCACTCAAGTACCAATGATTGATACGTGAAATAATTGCTAAGGATTTAGCTTGTGATCTATGTAATCTTGCGTGAATGCTTGAAAATACTTTAGCACCCTGTTCAATTAGTGCTTGTGCAGTACCAACAGGCATATTATTGTTGGCTTCACCAATTTTTTCTTCTGCTGTTGTTACAACACCTTTAGCAGCGTCAGTTAACCAGCCAAGTAAATTGAAAAGTACTGATGATGGTGGATTGAATGGCATAGGCATTGCAATTTTACGCACATCATCGACGCCAGGGGCGCCCTCAATTTCCATTACTTGCGTTGGTTCTATTCTGTCTGATTGTCCACTGATGCGTCCACCTTTAAGTTTAAGCATCGTTTGGCTGTTAGAAATGTGTGCTGCATCAAGAAGAGCACGTAACGAACCAGTAAGTGCAGCAGACAAACCACCAATAAGGTGAGGAAGACCAATAGCATAAGCGCCACGCCAAGGAATAAACTTAAACTCGACGTACCAGTCCAATTTTTCCAATTTTTCATCGTTTGCTTCCCAGTTTCTATAAAGGGCTAATACTTTTCCACTAGATTCATCAATGGTTAAAATGTAAGGTGCGCGTTTTCCTTCAGTAAGGGGGTCATCATCCAAACGAATGAAACATGTAATTTCATAAACGCGACGCAATCCATCAATATTTTTTGAAGGCATATCTTTACCTTCAATCTTATTGTTAGCTTGTTCTGATCTTGTTTGTTCTGTGAGTGGTGTATCAGAAGATGTATATGATGCTTCTAAATCGCGATAGATACCTTGTTCAATTCTTTGTAGATAAATGTCTTCTGTAATGTCCTGAACTTCTGTAACACGTTGTGCTGTGTAGAAGTTTGTTGAAGAATATGGAAGTAAGATGTTGTCAATCGGAACCCACTCGCACGTTGGGCGTTTTTGTTCAGCATCATACCGCCATTTTAAAAATTGTGATCCACCTAATGGTAGTTGTGTGAGAAGTTGTTCCATCTCATCACGGTATTCTTGGACTTGTTCTGTAAGTTGCCAGTTAAGAAAATTAACTTTACGATCTGCCGTTGCTTCTTTAACTGTGTCTGCTTCACCTTTGATGTTTGATTTTACAATACCGTCAGGTGGTAGTAACTCTTTTGAGGAAGAAGCTGCGAAGTCAACACAGCTCTCAGCCATAACAGGGTGGACGACTTTAGACGCGCCGTCAAAGGTGGCCCCGCCAGGCGCGTCCTTGCCTAAACCGGTACGACGTAAACCTTCTTCGTATTGTTTGTCGCGTTGTTTTCTTGATTCACGGTCAACATCAATGAAATCTAAATACTCATAAGCAAGAGTATCTAAAATACTTTCATCAAAATTTTCAGCTAAGTTTTCATAAAACTCAGGATCTTTTTGTGGTCCAAATTTATTTTGGTAATTAATAACAACTGAACCATCATCTAACTCAATAACATCTTGTTCAGCATCATCCGTTTCTAATCCAAGTACTTCAGCAATTTCTTCTGTATCTTCTGTTTGA